TATAGCTGGATATTGTAATACCACCTCTGCTGTAAATGCAGTCAGGTTTCAGTTTTCTTCAGGTAATATTGCATCAGGAACTTTTAAACTTTATGGAGTTGGATAATGGCAATTATTAAACATGGTAATAATGCTCTAGCAAATATCACTGCATTTCCATCAGCTATACCTACTGGTAAACCTGTGCTGTTATCTACTGCCACAGCTTCTAGTTCAGCATCAATAGAGTTTTCAAGTGGAATTGATAGTACCTATGATATTTATAAATTTGAATTTATTAATATGCACCCAGCTACTAGTGGTGCAAAATTTACTTGTAACGCAAGTATTGATAATGGAAGTAATTTTAATGTTGTTAAAACTACAACTTTTTTTAATGCTTATCATGGTGAAACTATTGCTAGTCAGGCTTTACAATATCTTGCTGGAGAAGATATAGCACAATCAACAGGATATTTTAATATTTCATCAGGTGTATCAAATAACAATGATGCTAGTGTTAGTGGTTATTTTCATTTATTTAATCCTAGTAGTACAACTTATGTAAAACATTTTATTTCAACAATAAATTTAGATAACGCTAATTATCAACAAAATGAGTTTGTTGCTGGATATTTTAATGACACAAACGATTTAACAAACATATCTTTTAAATTTTCATCAGGCAACATAGACGCTGGAACAATTAAAATGTATGGGATTTCAGCATGAGTTTAATTAAATTAAAAAATAATGCATCGCATTCATTGTTTCATGCGATGAATATGTTTAAGGAATTATTATGTCATTAATAAAGTTAAGAAACAATGCATTGGATAACCTTACAAGTTTTGAAGGTTCAGCTAGTCTAGGTGATATGGTATTAGTATCTAGTGCCACAGCTTCTTCATCAGCTAGTATAGAGTTTGATTTAGGTTCATATAAAGAATACAAGTTTTTCTTTGTGAATATGCACCCAGCTACAGACAATGTTGATTTAACTTTTAATTTTAGCACAGATAATGGTAGCAACTATAATGTTACAAAAACATCTACTTTCTTTTTTGCTTTTCATAATGAAGCTAATACAGCAACTGCTTTAAACTATGAAGCAAATTCAGATTTGGCTCAAAGTACAGCTTTTCAACCATTAACTAAATCAGGAATTGGTAACGCTAATGATGAAAGTGCAAGTGGATTTTTGCATATTTTTAATCCTAGTAGCACAACTTATGTCAAACACTTTATTGGAAGATTAAATCATTATGTAGATAATAACTTTACTTTAGATAATTTTCCTGCTGGATATGCCAATACGACTTCAGCTTTAACCAATATAAAATTTCAAATGTCTAGCGGAAACATAGATGATGGTAAGATATTGATGTTCGGACTAAACTAATATAACATAGGAGTATTATGCTACTCAAAAATAAATTTATTAATAATTGTTTCATTATTTTTGAGAGAGGAATTATATAGGAGATAAAAATAATGCCACACAAAATAGTAAATGGACAACAAGTAGAACTAACAGCAGATGAGATTGCTGCGATAGCTGCACAAGAACAAGCATGGAACGCTGGTGCTTTTGATAGAGCTATGGCAGATTTAAGGCAACGTAGAAATCAACTATTAGCTGAAACAGATTACCTAGCTTTGTCTGACAATACACTGTCTGCTGAAATGACAACATACAGACAAGAGTTAAGAGATATAACTAATGGATTAACTACAGTTGAAGAAGTTAATGCTGTAGTATTCCCAACTAAGCCTGAATAATTATGGATCAATCTGCAATAGAAGTAAAACTAGAATTTATCTGCAGAGAGATTAAAGAACTCAAAGACGAGCAAAAGAAAATTAAAGAAGATTTAAATAAAGGTAAAGGTGCAGTATGGATTCTTATCTTCCTTGCTGGTATTGTCACAGCTATATTACAATACTTTAATCAATCTTGACATCTATTGCAACGCAACATATATCCTAGTCATAACACAAACAGGAGAACAATATGTTTAACAATTTTAATCCTTTCAAAGTTCCAACTTACTCAGAAGTAAAAGAGTCTGTAGAAAAATTTAATGCAGATGTAAAAGCATTCTGGAAAGATTGGTTCAACGATATTCAAAAATACTTAGATAAGTAATATCCACAATTAGTATTCATTGATTTAACAACTACTATATGTAGTAGTAGTTGTATCAATGAACAAAAAACAACGCAAAGGTATTGTATCTCAACTTATTGCTTACAATTATTTAGTAAAGCAAGAAAACACTATAGTTTTCACGCCTCTTGATGGTGTTGGTCCTATTGACATTATAACTTATAATACTAAAACTAAAGAGTATAAGAACTATGATGTTAAAACTGTATCATTCAGGAAACACAAGACATATCGCTGCAAAGCAGGAAGTAGAATTAATCGTACACCATCAAAAATACAAAAAGATCTTAATGTAGAAATTATCTATGTAACTGAACAAGGAGAAGTTTACCAAATCCCAAAGCGTAAATTTAAAAACAAATGAAACTCACAGAAAATTTTAATTTAAATGAACTGACTAAATCTCAAGTCGCAGATCGTAAAGGTATACCAAATAATCCATCGGGAGATCACATTAATAATTTAAAAAGACTTGCAGAGTCTGTATTGCAACCACTAAGAAATCACTATGAGAGTCCAGTAATTATTACTTCAGGTTATCGTAGTGCTGAGCTTTGCATAGCCATTGGTTCTAGTATAGATAGCCAACACGCAAAAGGTCAAGCAGCAGACCTTGAAATTATTGGCGTTTCCAATTATGATGTTGCGTTATGGATTAAAAATAATCTTGACTTTGACCAACTCATATTAGAGTTTTGGAAAGGTGAGGATGAACCCAATAGTGGGTGGATTCATGTGTCGTATGTCGGCAAGAAAAATAGGAAACAAAGTCTCAGAGCATTTAGAGACGAAGAAGGAAAAGTAAAATATAGACCTTGGTAATATGTGGTTAAGTGCAATTAAATTAGCAGTTCAAGCAGGTAGTCATATCTATAAGAATAGACAAAGAACTAAGATGCTTATGGCAGATGCTCAAATGCACCATGCAGAAAAGATGGCAAATGGTGAAGCAGAGTATCAAGGTAAACTTTTAGAAGCTAGACAATCAGACTGGAAAGACGAACTAATTTTAATCATTCTCTGTTTGCCAATCGTGATGCTAGGTTTTGCAGTATGGAGCGATGATCCAACGCACATGGAAAAAATGAAGTTATTTTTTGAATACTTTTCTCAACTTCCTTTCTGGTATCAAACCATATTCGTAGGAGTTATTGCTTCTGTGTATGGACTTAAAGCCACTGATTTGATAAAGCGAAAGTAATGAGTAATCAAATTACAAAAATGTTTAGCCAAGCATTTGGTACAAAGATTACTTTAAAATCACAACAGGGTTTAGGCTATGGCACGAAAAGTAAAAGAGTACGCACCATTAGAGCGAAAAAGAATAAAAAGACCAGGACGACATAGTAAGTCGCCAAACAAATCCTTTAAATTACAAAATAAAAAATACAAGAGACAGGGTAGAGTATGATTTGTATTCATAAAATTAAACGAGCTATTTATAGAATATTATTACCCATTGCAGGGAGATGGGAGAATAAAATGTGGCGTGAACTCTATGCAAGACCACGAAGATATTGTAAATGTGTAACAAATAAAGATATTGTGAATATGGTTAAAAATAATATGCCTAACAAGGATATGTTTAATGGACAGTAAAGATTTTAAAAAAATTATTACAAATCAATTAAAGAATACTTATAAGAAAGCGTTGTCTGTGTATTCATATAAGCAAAGACAATCCAGACCAAGAGTAAAGAAAGATATATTAAGAAATGAAAATTAGTGAAAATACTAATATTGGTTTACCTTTAAGAAACTTAATCGGTTTAGTGATGGCAGTGGCTATGGGTGCATGGTTTGCTTTTGGTGTGATTGAAAGATTGAATAGACTTGAGACCAAGAACCAGTTGTTTGAAAAAGATTTGCTAGAAGCATCGGTCCAAAAACCTATAGATCAGGAGCAATTTATGCTCCTAGAATGGCAATCTAAACAAATAGAAAAGATGCAAAAGCAATTAGAAGATAATGTTCATACAGGTGTGATGTTA